AATGTCGTAGATTAATAATAAAGTAGATTTGGACAAATGCATTGCCGTAGATATGGAATATAATGAGGGGAGGATTCCATGGATAATTGCATTGTCCTCTAGGCAATATGGTAATGAGGTCTTTTATGTTGAATAAGGACTTAAAACCGCCACCACGCAGTAGTTGTCGCGCGTGAAGAAACCCTTCTATAAGACCGTAACACTGGAATATGTAGTAAAACTCTAAAGAATGAGGTTTGAAGATGGGTTTTAGTTTTGGGCATTTGGTGCCTCCTATGAATCTGAGATTCTTGGTTTTGAAGTTAATGACTTATAAACTCAGACTAATTGGCTTATCACTAGAGCAGAAGAGGCTGGCCACTATCATAACGCTTATGACGAAGTAGATTTTTATCTGAGCATGATGCTCCGTAAAATCCCATCAGGTGGAATTAGCTGGTTGAAAGCCAAAAGGAATGCACCTTTGAGAGATTGGTATAATAAGTAGTTGTAATGTTATGGATATCCATAGATAGTTGAGAAAGATTCATTCGTCAAAGGACAAAATTCGACTTTCTAGTGGAGTCATCTGAAAGAATTACCAATCACATCAGTTTATGATGTCTAACATCTCAAGAAGTGTCTTTATCATGAATGTTTGAAGACATCAATGTCTAGATAGGATTTTGATTCTATGTGCATTATAGCGGTGGGATTTGTACCTGAAGATTTGCGCAACTCTTTTGAAGAAATTTCCTATGAGCACTTTCCTTTTCCTGAAGGTAAAGTAGATTCGACTTAGTACTTTTAGAAGATAGATAAAACTTTGAATGACACGAAAATTCGAGATAAAAGATAATCAAAGCAGTCAGCTAGTTTGTTAGCTAGGCTCAAGAATGGTGATATTACTGCTTTGAGAACAGTGAATGGAGTTTATATGGGCAATATCGAGGACGTAGATTGGGATAGAATCTTTGAGATTGCTTTTAGAAAACTCATTGGTTAAACAAAATAGCACTAAGTGAATCCTGGTAATTCTAACTAAGAAGCTGCATACAAACATGCCGAGCCTTTTGTGAATTAACATATTGAATTCATTTTCATTATGCGTGACCATATACCTCTTTTAATTCGCGATTATGTTCTTGAGAAAATAGGAAAGAGTGTAGATCCGACAGTCTATTGTGGTAGAAAGACTTACAGTAAAGGCAAATATGTTGATTGTTCTATAGAGGAACTTAGAAAGTTTGTTTTAAAGCCCATCCCTGAAGAAGGTGAGTATTTTACCTACGAAAATGTATATGATGACTAAGGACATATGTAAAGGGTCTTAACTAAATTTCGAATGAATTTTAGTTTCTTGTAGAAAAATGAATTAATCTTTACTATAGGAGATACGTCGGGACGATCCCAGATTAAGGTAGTTTCACCCTCAGATGATTTCTGTGGATGGAAAGCTTTGGCTTCTTGGGCTTATAAATAGCATACAGCACCATGGGCTTGTGCAGATTCACTTGTTTAGGCAACCAAAGCCAGAGCCGATTAGAAGCAATCTGATCTATAGAAAGGACATACAAAGAAGGTGTTAGAAATTGTATGTAATAGATTAGGTGTTAATATTATGACGATGGCGTAATTAGACTATTTCCTAACCCATGTTAAGGACAATCATTATGGCAATAAGCGTAATTAATAAGGAAATCCAATATTTCCAGCCCTAATCCTTGACGAAGGACATGTGAGTATAGCTTACACCGATGCTAGTAAGAAATTATATTCATATACTCAATTAGAAGAAGCATTCACCATTAATTTTGATGATTTTAACATGGATGCTATTTCATTCAAGAATTCTGAGAATATCAAGATATAGAAGATGAAACGCTCGATAGATAAGATTAAACGACAACATTAACTTGAAAAATAATAGCTGAAAAAGGACTTGAATAAGAAGAAGCGTTCAAAAGTGATTTCCGAGACAGAAATGTTATGGAAATAGAGGAATTATTAGTTGAGGCGATTGTTATAATTGGACCATTCGAAATTGCCAGAAACAGATGAATCAGATGCCAAAGTAGCTATGTACGTATATGATTGGAAATTAGGTATAGTTCTAAATGCAACACCTCCTGTACCTTAAAGCTAGAAATCTTATGTCTATCTAGCATCATTGCAAAAAGCAAAGAATCCTACTATTTTCTGTAAACATGATAGGGTTAATGTCTAATAATTTAGACTGTAAAATGACGTACAAGGGTTACTAACAAAGGACTATCAAGATGGAGTTTATTGTGGTCGACGTAATCGATAAACTGCACCTGAAGCCAAAAAGAATTTATCCATTGAATTCAATGATAGTGTTGGTAGTAATGCATTATCTAAGATCAAGCAGGTTAGCAAATATGCTGTGATGACAGGTAAGAATGATCTTATTCTGGAAACTTATGCCGGAAGTAATGGTAAAAGTGTTATGAATGAAGATGTTGAATCGAATCCTTTTACTAGTTACAGAACAGAATTCAATGGTCGAAGTGATGTTGCTCCTTTATATGTTAGACCAACAGAAGTCAACATATAGGGGTCACTTCCACTGGCATTCTGGCCGTGGGCGTCTATATTTGGGTTATCTATTTCTAGAGAAAAAGCCAAAAATGCTCATTATGCCAGCGGAGGGCATGCAGCACTTAGAACGTTTGTAAATATTATGATTGCTCAATCATTTGATATGATAATACAACGTTGTCTTAGACCCCAGACCCACAATAATAAGAAACCAGTGATGGTCGTTTGTGTGGGAGACAAATTTGCCAAAAGTACCACAATGTTCAACCGTGCATTAGAATGGAGGCCAGAATTATTTTGGCCATATAGTGACGATCCAAATATTGAAGCACATAGAGCCAGAGATCGAGGCGCTTATTTCCGATTCGTCGAATAAGTTCGTCACATGTAAGGATTTGAAAATTTGACAAACCATGAAAGAGATATGGAGTTTTTAGGTCTGTTGTTGAATGCTCGCCTTGGTACTTGGAACTATGCCCCTGATAGAAGAATTATAGCTGCACTAATGAACAGAAGGGCAATCACTCATAGATCTGTTAGACCAAATGTTGAAAATTATGATACCCAATATTATTCAAATAATTTGGAGCGATGTTTATCTTAATAATGGTATCCTGGATAACCAACTCATGAATATATTCAAGGTAAGATCCAAGATCATGATCATTAATTAAATAATTCTAGAGTTATTTATTGGGGTAATGATGTTCATTATTACCTAAGTACATGGTAGCCAACAAATAGGAAGGATGAAGATTGGTATATTTTTTCAGGGGCTAATTTTCATCCAGTACCTGGTACTTATACATTGCCCTTCAATGAAGGGTAAGTAGATGTAACGGGGGAAGGTATGATTAAGATGAAACCTAGAAGAGCAGGTCTGTGGTATTCTCATGAACATGTAGTTCTCCGCAATCTAGTAGAAGAATTTAACTTTGGATGGTACACTCTTGGCCTATCATATGGTCTACCTCAACACTTTAGTATATATAAATACTAAGCGACGGGTTTTAGCACAGAACACAGTATTCAATCAAATTATTTGAGTGATTTGTTGGATACTATTAGAACTCCACAAAATTCCAAAATGGTGTAGACTGCCAAGAATGCCAATAAAGATTTGTTGCCTCTATTTACAAGGTCAGATGCTGTTTAGTTCATCTCTTGTCTAGAGAGTTGCTAACATCTCTATCCTCTTAATAGAGAAGGAGCTATGCAATTGTTTTCTTATTTTACTGATGCTCCATCTATTTTAGAGTATACACCTGAAGTCAAAGCAAGAAATAACTTTGGATTAAAATTTGAAACTGGGCTTAGAATTCCTATTATACCAGGTAGTTGGTTGGATGCTTTCCATCACGTACTTGGTCGTCCGAGAATTAAGTTCAAAGTAAGGAAATTTACTTGTGAGAAAAGTGATGATTATCATTCAGCAATGGATAAATAAAAATACAAGTAAATTAGAGCTGAATAGCGCTAAGACCCAGCTAATAAGCTCAATACCTTTTAATATTACTCCTAGTATGTTGGATTTAGTTATAGTCCAAGGGTTTCTCATTTTACAAGCGATCAATAACGTTTTATTTCTTAATGTACTAATACTAGAATTGAGTCTGGTGTATTTTTGGATATTCCAGACCAAGTCCATAGTTTTGAACTTACTTCGAGTGAACGTACTATGGTATACTGTGGAAGGGAAGTCCCAAGAAGTACTTAGACAAATATCCCGCACAGAGGCATTGAATTGTTTAACGACAAAATGAAAGGTATTAGTGCCGAAAATTATCGTTATGCAATGGAGTAATATCTTGCTGATGTAGATGTTAGAAGCAAAGATCGGAATAAGCGTGTCCCAAAGGGCACACCAGACTTATCCAATTGCTTGTTTATGAGTGATTATTATATGGTGAAATAATTTGATAAGGAAGTCTTTGAAACGCACAATCCCCAGACTATATTAGATCCAATCAATTTTTACTCGTAAATTAAATCAGTCATCAGACTCGCTGAATCTAGCACTGATCGCATGGCAATTCATAAGAATAGACTTATTCCGTTCAAAGACTCTGTGTCTGGGAAAATCGTTTCAAAATCGGGTTCATCAGTCCTTAGTAAAGGTTCAGGTGAAGTTATTTGTGAATTTGAATATAGTTCGAAATCGTTAGATAATCTAATTTGTGCTATATAAAGACATATGACACCCCGTTAGGTCCCTGAGGATCATCATATTTAATCTTTTGATTAAATGATGAAAGTTTATTACAATGAACTATCAGGTCAAATATTTGACTTAAATCCATAGCCGAAGTACAAAATGATGGACTATCCTGCAGGTTAAGAATAATGGTCAAACGCCAAGAAGAAAACTTATGAGGAAAATATAGCTAAGGCTTTCTTTGATGATAACTATAGAGAGTATCTTGGTTCATTTACCTTAATGGTTAAAGCAGGAGAAGTCCATAATACTGTAGACAGGGTATTGGACAATATGGGCCATATCTTGTATTAGAAGACTAGACCCCGAGCTATTATGAATCCATCAAGGAACTCTTGTGGAATTATGCAAGCACTGTAGAAAGAAATATTTCCTATTTTGAAAGAATTAGTCCCAGGATTTATTCATTCAATGACATCAAAAGAAATTATAGAACTAATTTGTTCTCGAATTAAACCGAATTTTAAGGCAATATCAATAGATGGTAGCGGTTTTGATTCAAGTTAGTTCACGTCTTTGATGAACCTCGTTGATAATAGATTCTGGAAAATGATATCACCTTATGTACTATAGATAGTAGAACATAATTGGACGAGTTTTAACGTCTAGCCGACTGTAAGTCCTAAATAGGTACATGAAAGGTTGATGAAAGCATTACTTTCAACACGTAACATAGTGTTTGTTAAAGTCCCTACCGTAAATGCACCCGAATGGCCTGCGCATATACGGAAATAATTCTACAAAGATGTTATGGAAGCATAATAGTGGAGACATGGCCGACCTGAAAATGATTGGATATACTTTTAAGTTGAAGGAACGACATTTTCCGGACATTCGACAAGAACAACACTCGGTAACACACTGCGTAGTCTTGCCTACGCATGGTACTACTAAATCTAGGCAGGCATTTCTGAACGCCCATGGGATTGTGATCTAGTATTTACAATAGCTGCCGGAGACGATGTAGTAATGTTTGTCGATCCAGATTACTGTGAAGCGTTAGAGTAGAGTATAACTCTTTTGACAACTAGAAACACTGACGCAGCATCCTGTGGTCTGGGATAGTGTGTTAAAGAGATTAATGTGGGGAAATTCTATGAAATAGAATTTTGTTCCAAGTGGTCATTTTGTAGCGATGGAACCTTTAACACTTGGAAAATGTGCAGAGACGTTGTAAAATTGCTAACTAGTAAGTAGTATTTCACTGGTAAGAATTAGCACATACTTTAAGATCCATACTTACATAGAGATGCAATATACTAAGGTTTCAAATCGGAGAAACTCTCAATGTTGTTAGAAGATATGTTGCTAATCCAAAGGGATAGTTTGACTAGACCTTAAATGACTTAGTAATGTATTGATTCCACAATTCAGTTAACTAAGAACATAGCCTATGCGTAATCGCCATAGGATTATGAATTAGAATCTCAGATTAACGGTAAAGTATCCATGGGTATAGGAACTTTGTACAACTTTGTACATAATCAAGTTATATACTGTGGTAGAAAGACCAGACCTAATGATCCCATATTATTATCATAATAGTTTCATTAGATGAACAGAG